AATGAACCAATCACAAATTATGTAACTGATAACAGAACTGCAGATCTCTTGAATGATCCAAATGCTTTTGTTTATGCAACAAAACCAATTTCATTAGAAACTCCTGCAACTGCTATTAAGATCTTCCTGGCAGCAAATATCAACAGATTTAATGATGTTAGAGCGTTCTTTGCTATTGCAAAAGAAGCAACTGAAGAGATGGTTTACTACCCATTCCCAGGATATTCAAACCGTCTTCAGTCTGGTCAAGTAATTGACATCTCACAAAATAATGGTTCTGCAGATAAGTTCTTCTCTAAAACTGATACTTTGGCACTGTCAGAAGATCAAGTATCTTACACAGATCTTGAGTTTACTATTGATAACTTGCCATCGTTTAAATACTTTAGTGTGAAACTTGTTGGAACATCAACCAACCAAGCATATCCACCAAGAATTAAAGACTTTAGAACCATTGCACTTGCATAATTATGAAATACGCAAAAGTAGAAGGTCACGTAAATTTAATGCGTGACCAAAATACCAACGCAATTTTAAATACGAATATGACTGAATATGAGAAATACATTTCTATGAGAGATACAAAAAATAATGAGAACCAGAGAATGAAAAATATTGAAGATGAGGTATCTGGTATTAAATCAGATCTTAATGAAATTAAAAATCTTCTTAAAAATCTGGCAAAATAATTTACCATCTACTAAATACTACAGGATAAGTTGTATAAATGGCACAACCATCATCTAGACAAGGACTCATAGATTATTGTAAGAGGCAACTTGGTGCTCCTGTATTGGAAATCAATGTTGCTGATGAGCAGATTGATGATTTAGTAGATGATGCTCTTCAATATTTTAATGAAAGACACTTTGATGGCGTCTCTCAAACATATTTGAAATATCAGATTACGCAAGAAGATATTGATAGGGGTAGAGGAAATGTTGGTATAGCAACTACTACTGCTACTGCCACAATAGGAGGATCTTCAGAAACCTTCACCTTTACAGAAAATAGCAATTATCTTCAAGTTCCCTCATCTATTATCGGTGTAAATAAAATATTTAAATTTGATGGAACAAATAGTGTCACTAACAATATGTTCAGTGTCAAATATCAATTATTTTTAAACGATATTTATTTTTGGGGTTCCACAGAACTCTTAACTTATGCAATGACTAAAACCTATCTTGAAGATATTGATTTTTTACTTTCTACTGACAAGCAGATAAGATTCAATCAAAGAATGGATAGATTATATTTAGATATTGATTGGGGAAGTGTTTCAGTTGGAGATTATATTCTTATTGATTGTTGGAGACTATTAGATCCAAATGACTTTAGTAGGGTTTGGAACGATTCTTTTCTTAAAAAATACTTAACTATTCTAATTAAAAAACAGTGGGGACAAAATCTCATTAAGTTTCAAGGAGTCAAACTTCCTGGCGGTGTTGAGTTAAATGGAAGACAAATATATGACGATGCTCAAAGAGAACTTGACCAATTAATGGAAAGAATGTCCAACACATATGAACTTCCACCTTTAGATATGATTGGATGATATGCTTAACCCATTTTTTCAGCAAGGTTCAAAAACAGAGCAGTCTTTAATACAAGACCTCATTAATGAACAACTTCGTATGTACGGAGTTGAAGTTTATTATATTCCAAGAAAATATGCTACAACTAATACTATAATAAGAGAAGTTATTGAATCTAACTTTGATAGCGCATATCCTCTTGAGGCATATGTCAATACTTATGAGGGATATGAAGGACAAGGAACTATCTTATCAAAGTTTGGTGTCCAACCATTAGATGATTTAACACTCACAATATCTAAAGAAAGATTTGAAACCTATATCAGCCCTCTAATAGAAAATTTACCAAATATAGAACTTTCTACTAGACCCAAAGAGGGAGACTTAATTTATTTTCCTCTTGGCGATAGGCTTTTTGAAATTAAGTTTGTAGAGCACGAAAAACCATTCTACCAACTTCAAAAGAATTATGTGTATCAACTAACTTGCGAACTCTTTAGGTATGAGGACGAACTTGTTGATACTGGTGTTGATGAAATTGATGATAATGTGAAAGATGAGGGTTATATTCAGACTCTTACTCTTGTTGGTTCGGCAGCAACTGCAACCGCAAACACATATATTGTCAATGGTGGCGTAAGATTCTTCACTCTTTCAACTAGAGGAGATGGATACTCTTCTGCTCCAAGAGTTGCTATCTCTTCTGCACCATCAGGAGGATTGACTGCTGTTGGAGTTGCTACAATGATTGGTGATTTGGTTGATTGTAGTGGAAGTAAAGCAGCATCTAAAGTTCAAGGTGTAGAGGTTGTAAACTCTGGATATGGATATACTGTTGCACCATCTGTTGCATTCTTCGGTGGTGGAGGAGCAGGAGCAGCAGCCACAGCGACTATTGGAGATGGTCTTGTAGGTATTATTACAGTCACTTCTGGAGGTTCAGGTTATTCAACTTCTCCTTCTGTAAGTTTCACTAATGAAATATTCAGGGTTGGAGTTGCAACAGCATCTGCATCAGCACACGCATATATCAATGGTGCAGGTATTGTAACTGCAATTTACATTACAAACGCAGGTCTTGGTTATAGCGTTGCACCAACGGTTGAAGTCGCAACTCCTGTTGGTGTTGGTTCTACAGTCGGTATTGGAACCTTTACTTATAATGAAATTATAACTGGAAGTGTCAGTGGAAAGACTGCTCGCGTCAGAGAGTGGAATTCTGTGTCAAATACTTTAGAAGTCGCAAACCTCACTGGTGACTTTGTGCCGGGAGAAATTGTTATGGGATCAGAATCTGGTGCAATCTATAAGGTTAGAGTCGTCAATAAATACAATCTTGTCGATCCTTATGCTCAAAATGATATTTTTGAAGCAGAAGGAGATAGTATTCTTGACTTTACTGAAGGCAACCCGTTTGGAACTCCTTCCTAAATAGTTTATCACATTGTTTGAAAAATGTTTGAGTATTTTTACCACGAGATATTAAGAAGAACTGTTATAGGATTTGGAACACTCTTCAATGATATTTCAATCCAACACACAGATTCTTCTGATAATACAGTAAGCACTCTCAAGGTGCCACTGGCATATGGTCCTACTCAAAAGTTTCTTGCTAGGTTGGAACAGGTAGCAGACTTGAACAAACCAGTTCAACTGTCTTTACCAAGAATGTCTTTTGAGATGATTGGTTTGAGTTATGATCCCTCAAGAAAAGTTACTTCGTCTCAAACATTTATTTCTGCTCTTAGTACTGATAAGAAAAAACCAAGAAAGTCATATATGCCCGTGCCATACAATATGGCGTTTGAACTAAGTATATACACAAAATTGAATGATGATATGCTTCAGATTGTGGAGCAAATTTTACCTTATTTTCAACCAGCATACACACTAACAGTTGATTTAGTAGATCAGATTGGAGAAAAAAGAGATATTCCAGTGATATTTGAAGGTATCACAATGTCTGACGATTATGAAGGAAACTATCAGACAAGAAGATCGTTGATTTATACATTAAGGTTCACTGCAAAGACATATTTGTTTGGTCCTATCTCCGATCCTTCCAAAGATATCATCAAAAAAGTTACTGTTGGTTATACTAGTGGAGACAGAACACAAACACCTACAAGAGAATATTCATATAGTGTTGAACCAAGAGCGACACAAAGTTATACAGGCAATATAGTAGCAACTCTTTCCGCAGATATTACTGATATAGCAACAATTATTGAAGTCAATGATGCATCTTCTATTGTAGTTGGTGGAGTTCTTGTTATTGATAATGAAAACTTCCGTGTTGCATCTAAATCTGGCACTAAAATAACTGTTGAAAGAGGATATGACTCTACAACAGCAACTAACCATGTATTAGGGACAGATATTGCTCTAATTACTTCAGCAGATGCAGACCTCATTCAATATGGCGATAATTTTGGTTTTGATGGATTTTAACTTATATGACAAACAAATTTGACAACTTAAATGAAACTTTCAATGTTGCTGGAGATATAGTTCCAGCAGCAACAGAAAAAACTGAAGTTATATCAAGAGAAGAAAAGAAAGAAAATCCAATTTCCGATGATATCAAGAAAGATTATGAATACACCAGAGGAAATCTTTACAGTTTGATTGAAAAGGGTCAAGAAGCAATTAACGGTATTCTTGAGTTAGCACAAGAAAGTGAGATGCCCAGAGCATATGAAGTTGCTGGTCAACTTATTAAAAATGTTTCTGATGCTACAGACAAACTTATGGACTTGCAGAAGAAATTGAAAGATATTGACGAATCTGGAAAAGTTAAAGGTCCAACTAATGTTACCAATGCATTGTTTGTTGGTTCTACCGCAGAATTGTCTAAAATGCTTAAGCAACAAAAGACTGATGATAAATAGTTAAAAAAGAACAATGGCAGCTACTCCTGCAGTTAATATAGTTATTCCACAAGGAACAGATTTTAGCGAAGTATTTACATCTACAGAATCTGATGGTTCAATTTCAAACTTATCAAATTATGTTGGTTCTGCTAAAATCAAAAAACATCCTGGTTCAACATCTTCACAATCATTTACAGTAAGTATTATTGGTGCTATTGGAGAAGTTTCCATTGCAATGACATCAGGAAAAACAGTCGCTTTAGAACCCGGAAGATATTATTATGATATTGTTTTGACATCAGGTTCTGGATCTGTTTCTAGAATGGTTGAGGGTATGGCATTTGTAACAGCAGGCATTACCACCTAAAACTTATGGCTGTAGTAAAAAAGGTAAGTTCAGGAAAACAAGTAAGAAAAAAACAAGTATCTGGATCTGGAGCAAAATTAAATGTTCAATCCACTAGACAACCATCCATCATTCAAGAAATGGGTGATACTGCATTTGGAACTTTAGATTCATCAAAAAATGGTCTTCTTGTTTCTTATGATAGTGGAACAGATAAGTTCGTTTTAGTGAGTGCTGATTCTATTCTTTCTACATCAGTTGAGGATTTCAATTTGCCTGATGATTTTATCACACAATTAGAAGACGAACTAGATCTTGGAGCAATTCAAATTGATAATTTTGATGGAGGCACTTTCTAATGCCAACAAGAGTAAGAGATCTTAAAGACACAGACCTTCAAGATTTAAATAATTCAAAAAACAAATATGTATTGCGATATAATGCAAATTTTGATAAATTCGATGTTGTTTCAGTAGACTCTATTTTAAGTGAGACCTCAACAGATTCAGATGTGCCAGATGATTTCGTAACACAAGTAGAAGAAGAAATTGATGTAAACAATATTGCATTTGCTGTTCTTGATGGAGGAACATTTTAATTAATAAATAATAATAAATCTAAAATAGATAGGAATGGCTTCTCCAGTAATTCAGTTTAAGAGGGGTGCCTTTGCTAATCTTCCTGGTCTTCAGGCAGGTGAACCCGCACTTACTACCGACACTTATGAACTTTATGTCGGTATCAACAGTACCACAGAAGGTAATAAGTTCTTTGGTTCTCACCGTTATTGGACGAGAGAAACTTCTTCAGTAGGTAGCAGAGTAAACCTAGTTGAAGGAACTTCTAACGGTTCGGATTTTGTATCGTTAAAATCCCCTGATAGTCTTGCTGGTATTGTAACCTTTACAATGCCTGGTTCTGATGGAAGTAATGGTGATATTTTAACAACTGATGGTTCGGGCAATCTTACTTTTGCTGCTCCTGCTGCATCATCTTTCACACTTGCTGCAGATGTTGGTTCTAACGACACCTTTAACACTGGCGAGACTTTAACATTCACTGGTGGAACTGGAATTGAAGCAACAGTTTCCAACAACCAGATTTCATATGGTCTTGATGCACAACTCGTTGATATTGCTGGTTTAACTCCAACTGATGGTGGAATCATCATTGGTGATGGTAGCAACTTTGTTGTAGAATCTGGTGCTACTGCTAGAGCATCTCTTGGTGTTGATGCTGCTGGAACAGATAACTCAACTGATGTAACACTGGTTACTACTGCTGCTGACTATTTGAGCATTTCTGGTCAGGCAATCACTCTTGGTTTGATTGACCTTACTGCTGATGTTAGTGGTACTCTTCCACTTGCTAATGGTGGTATTGGTGCTACAACTGCTGCTGGCGGAAGAACAAATCTGGGACTGGTTATTGGTACTGATGTTCAGGCATATGACGCACAACTTGCAGATATTGCCGGTTTAACACCAACCGATAGCGTTTTCATTGTTGGTGATGGAAGTAACTTTGTTGCAGAGTCTGGTGCTACTGCCCGTGCTTCTCTTGGACTTACTATTGGTACTGATGTTCAGGCATACGATGCAGAACTTGCTGCTCTTGCTTCTGTAACATCTGCTGCTAATAAACTTCCATACTTCACCGGTTCTGGAACTGCTGATGTTACTGATTTAAGTTCTTTTGGTAGAACTCTGATTGATGATGCTGATGCAGCAGCCGCAAGAGCAACTTTGGGTGTTGATGCTTCTGGTATAGATAACTCAACTGATGTAACCCTTGCTGGTTCATATGATTATCTGACCCTTTCCGGTCAGGAAATAACTTTAGGTCAGGTTGACCTTTCAACTGATGTAACTGGTACATTAACAACCACAACAGTTAATGTTACCAATGTTAAAGCAAATGATGGTACTGCCGCTATCACAATTACTGATAGCACTGGTGCTGTTGAGATGTCTCAGAACCTTACAGTTCAGGGTAACCTGATTGTTAATGGTTCTACTACACAGGTTAATACAACCCAAACAACCATTGAAGACCAACTTCTGGAATTGGGTATGGTTGATGGTTCTGCACCATCTTCTGACTTGAATAAAGATATTGGTATGCTGTTTAATTATTATACTTCATCTGCTAAAAAAGCAGGTGTTTATTGGGATGATAGTGCAGCAAGAATTGCTGTTGCATCTGATGTTTCAGAAACCAGCGGTGTTCTGACTGCATCTGCATATGCCGCACTTGAAATTGGTTCTTTGTGGGTTAATGACTGTGCGGGTCAATCACAAGTCATCAACTGCTCTGGTTCTGAAAGAACTCTTGAGAACATTACTGTTGATGGTGGTACATTCTGATAATCGAGCACATAATCTAAATAGAGGGGTATAAGAACCCCTCTTTTTTATGACTGAACAAGATTTAAAATATCTGATTGCATCATATCAACAAAAGTCATTTGACTTACTTTCGCAGACAATTGCAAGTGATGCAAAAGTTAAGCAACTTAGTGAATTGGTTGAAGTATTGACTACAAAGATTAATGAGCAGAATGAAGAAATTGGCAAACTTACATCAAAACCAAAAAGAACAACAAAAACAGAGACAACAGATTTTCAATAAATAAATAATAAGTCTCAATATATATTGAGATCTATGGTATATACCGATGATGAACTCAAATGGCAGATCCAATCATTAAAATAAAACGGTCTGCTGTAGCTGGAAAAAAACCAACTACTTCAGATTTAAATTTAGGAGAACTTGCTCTTAATACATATGATGGACAACTTTTTACCAAAAGAGTAAGAAGTGGTATAGCAACAGACATCATAAGTGTTGGGGCTGGTGCAACAGTAACAAATATTTTATATGTCACAGAAGACGGAAGAGACACAAACACAGGAGAAAGACTTGGAGACGCAAAAGCAACAATCTCAGGAGCAGTTGCGATCTCAACAACAGGAACAGTTATTAGAGTTTCTGCTGGTACATACATAGAGAACAATCCTATCAAACTACCGCCCCAAGTTAGTATTATTGGGGATAGTTTGAGAGAGGTAACAGTTCAACCACAAAATTCAAATCAAGATTTATTCCATGTAGCACCTGGAAATTACATTACTGAGTTGTCTTTCACTGGAACATTAGATTCTGGAAAAGCAGTGGTTGCTTTTGACCCAGACACTATTAGAAACTCAACACAATCTCCATATATTAGAAACTGTACCAATTTTATTGAGAACAGTATTGGAATGAAGATTGATGGAAATCACATTCTTGGTGATACTAAGAGTATGGTTACAGACTCTTATACACAATATAATAAAAACGGAATTGGTGTTTCTATCACAAATGAAGGATATGGTCAGTTAGTTTCTCTATTCACTATTTGTTCTGATACAGCAATCTATTGTGGTTCTGGTGGAGGATGCGATTTAACAAACTCCAACTCATCATTTGGTAATTACGGATTGATTGCCGAAGGTGTAAGTGGTGAAAAAATATCTGGTATCGTCACAGCAGCAGCAGATGCGGGAAGTTCGGTATTTTCAATTGCTGGTGTTGGAACAGTTAGACCTTATGATGGACAAGTAATAATATTTGATAACTTATATTATGAAGTTGAAAGTATTACAGTTGGTTCTGGTGGAACAGGATATACAAGTCAACCAATTGTGACCATTGATTCCCCAAGTGAATCGTGGGGTGTTACAGCAACAGCATCAGCAAATATCGAAAACGGAAAAGTAACATCTATTGATATTATTTCAAATGGTAGAGGATATGGTTCTTCTGCTCCGACTGTAACAATATCTTCTCCAAATGTTGGTGTTAATACGGCAACTGTTACTGCAACATTAACTCCAAAATATTATGTGATTGAAAGTGCTACACAACCAGTATCTGGTGTTTCTACTGTAACAATTACAGAGAATTTGCCATATGCTGTTGGCGTAGGAACTACTGCACCAATATATAAGCAAAGTAGAATTTTGGCATCTAGCCATTCATTTGAATACATTGGAAGTGGAGTTACAATTGCAACTGCATTACCTCAAACTGGTGGAATTGCAATTCAAGCAAATGAAGTTGTATCTAAAGATGGCGGTTTGGTGATTTATACCAGTACAGATCAATCTGGAAACTTTAGAATTGGTGATGGTGTTATTATTAACCAATCTACTGGAACTATTTCTGGTAATTTTTATTCAAAAAGTTTGATAGCAAATGTTACACCAATTGTACTAGCATTAGGAGGTATGTAAGAAATGGCATTAGCACTAAATGTTTATAAAACAGTAACTCAAGTTGTTCCCACTAGTGCAGTTGGTATTTACACTGCACCAGTGGGATATTCTGGAGTTGTTCTATTGGCACAAGTTTCAAATATTGGTTCATCGACACAAACAGTCACTGTTTCTCACGAAAGAAGTGTCTCTGGTACTGCAGTAACTACAGAAATTGTAA